AACGGCAGCACCTTCGTCGCCAAGCGCGATGCTCCCGGTGCCTGTCCCGGCGACGGCTGGCAGCTTATCGCCTCGCAGGGCAAGCGCGGCGTGGCGGGCGAACGTGGCGAGAGGGGCGAGCGTGGCATTAAGGGCGACCGAGGCGAAGCCGCACCACGTTTCGTTAGCTGGAGCATCGACCGTGCCAGTTACCGTGCCGTTGCGCGCATGTCAGATGGGAGCGAGCTTCCGGCGCTAGAGCTTCGCGAGCTATTCGAGCAATTCCACACCGAGTCACGCTGATGGCTGATCTCACTGTCAAGATTCTCGATGCGGCAGCCAGCTTCGATTTTCTGACGCTGGACGAAGCCAAGAAAATCCTTGGCATCGATACTGCCGACACGTCGGAGGACGACACGATCTCGATGCTGATCGGCATCAACAGCGCGATCATCAGCGAGCTATGCAATCGCACCTTCGCGCGCGAGCGCGTGCAGGAAACGTGGCGCGAGGTCTATGACGGGCGCGTCTTTCTTCAGCATTGGCCGGTGAAGGAATCGGACATTGAGAGCGTCAACGCTGCCGGTGGTGATGTCCCGGCCAATTACGACGGCACGACAGGATTCTACGAAGTGACGCCGTGTTGGGAGCTTGAAGAGCTATCCGGCAAGCTGTCGAACGTTGGCGCGCATGACCCGGAGTCGAGCAAGTGGCCGCAGTCGGTGATCGTCACCTATACCGGCGGCTTCGATCTTCCCACGGAAGCGCCGCTGCCGCTGAAGTGGGCGACCGCGATGCTCGTGCGCGAAGAGCGCATCCGCAACCGGCAAGCGCAAGTCGCTGGCATCCGGCAAATCTCCCATAAAGAGAGCCGGGTCAGCTTTTTTGATCCTAACGCGCTGCTGATGAAGACCGCAGGCATGGGCTCGCCCGCGTTGCAATCAGTCAACAATCTGCTCACGCATTACATGCGGTTTTGGGTCTGATGGCAGAGAAGAAGCCGGACGAAGGGCACTTCTTTCAGATCAAGGTTGAAAGCTTGCCCGAGATCACCGCCACGCTGACGAACATGCGTGACGATCTCGACGCCTTCGCGCCGATCAGCGGCGACAGCGAGATGTCGCACGAGTTGGCGCGCTGGCAAGTCGAGGACATGCACCGGAAATATCCCAACACGACAGTGCCCGATCCTTGGTCGGTGTTCACGCTGATCTGGCCGCGCTCGCGCAAGTCCAAGCCGCACCGGCCGCACATCATCGGCTTCAAGCGTGGGCCGTATGGCAGGGGCTTGCCGCGGCTGGTGCGTCCGCATCATGGCGTGCCGACAGCGCACCGGCCGATTCTGCGGCCTGTACTATTCGAGCGCTTGGTCGAGCGCATGGGCGTGATGATGGCTGAGAAACTGAAATGGCGCTTAACTTCTCAACGCTAGTCTATCTGCCCTGTCAGGACACGTTCGGGCGGGATGCGACGTTCTATCCCGCTGGCGGCGGCGCGTCGTATTGGGGGCGCGGCATCTATGACACCCGCGGCACGGTGGTCGAGACCGACGTGGGGCTGGCGATCCTGTCGGATCAGGAAACCATCTTCGATATCCGCGAAGTCGAGTTCGGCACGCTGCCGAAGCAAGGCGACCGCGTCGATATTCCCGAGGACGATGCTGGCAATCCGGCGCTCGGGCTATTCGAGATCACCGATGCTTGGACGAATGGCGGCGGCGAGACCACGCTGGTGATCCGCAAGGTCGTGACCGCTGCGCCGATGGTGACGGTCTATGGATTCAGAGAGAAATGACGACGGGATTTCTCGAACCGCCGAATATGTACTTCCCGCCGACGTTCTCGTGGACGGGCACAGGCGGCATCAGCGACACGCAGAGTTACGAGTTTCTTCTGCTCAATGGCGTCTATGACCGCTTGGCCACATCGCCGTTCTTCTCTGGCTTTCTGGCCAAGCGCATCAGCGACGCGTTGCCGATAGAAGCGGGCTTTCAGATTCCGTTTCTCGGCGTGTTTCAAGGCGACACCCGCATGGTGCCGGACGGCGGCGGCAATCAAGGCTGTCTCGGCTTCACCAACAACTTCAACATCGGAATTCAGATCGTCATTCAGAACAACGATCCGGTGGGGCTGCGACAGAAGCTCGATGAAGCCTACTGGTACGTGATGAATCGGCTGTGGCGTGACGACAGCTTCACCAACATGCTGCGCACGACGATGGATGACGGCACCCGTTTCGAGTCGGTGCCGAATATCCGCCGACACAAGCCGAAGTGGGGGACGACCGGAGCGAAGAACGAGACGCCGGTTGGAATTCAGCAGATCGATATCACGCTGTTCTTCCGCACATTCTTCTATCCGACTGAATTCCCCGATCTGGAACGCATCACCGTGAAGACATCGTGGCCAACTGGCTCGACGCCGGAAGAGCAGCAAAAAATTCAGCAAGTGACGATGGTCATGCAATTCGATCCCGACTACGTCCCGCCACCCTATCCACCCGATCCATAACAGGAGTCAGCCATGGCCGAAGGCGAGAAAAGCATTCGTTGGAAGATGCAGCAAGAGCGACTCGCCAGAGTCGCCAATCAGAAGAAGGTCAGGCGCGTGCGCGTCAATCCCAAGAATGACGTGTTGCGCAAGACTCTCATACACCCAATCAACAAGATTGCCTTCCCGGCGGACAGCGGCTCGGTGGAATGGCCCTATGACGATTTCACCAAGCGTCGCCTGCGTGACGGCGACGTGACGCTGGAAGGCGAGATCGAGCAACAGGAACGTCACGCACAACGCGCGCGCGACCGTCGTCGCGGCAAAGACGAGGCAGAGAGCACACCCCAAAGTTAGGCACCCGCGCCTTCATCGCCAAAACAGCCTGCGGGACAGGGCTGCCCGGCCCGTCGTGAGACGCGCCACTCCCCCAATGATGGAGTCCCATCATGCCTATTTCGTTCGCACAAATCCCGGCAAACATTAAGGTTCCGCTCTACTGGGTCGAGGTCGATCCAAGCAAGGCTGGCCTTCCGACTCTCAACCTGCGAGCCCTGCTCGTCGGCACGATGACGCCCGATGGCACGGCGACTCCCAATGTGCCGGTGGCCATTGGCACGCAGGCACAGGCCGATGAAAAGTTCGGGCCGGGCTCGGAGTTGGCCCGGATGTTCAAGGCGTACTATGCCAACAACTTCGCAAACGAAGTGTGGGGCGGGCCGGTCCCTGAATCGACGAATGCGGCAGCGGCGACCGGAACGATCACGGTCACGACGCCGCCGAGCGAAGCGGGAACGATCAATCTCTACATCGGCGGGCAGCATGTCGCCTGCAATGTCGGTTCCAGCGATACCGCGGACGAAGTCGCGACCGCGCTCGCGGCTGCGATCAATGCCGAGTACGACTTGCCGGTGACGGCGGCAGCAGCGGCGGCGGTGGTGACGCTGACTTCGACGTTCAAGAGCATCAACGCCAACGATATCCGCGTCGAGCTTAGCTACTACGGCCAGATCGGTGGCGAGCGTCCGGTGACCGATCTCGTGCTCACGCTTCCGGCTGGCGAGCATCTGAGCGGCGGCACGGGCGAGCCCGACTTCGACAACGTCACGGGCAACCTGATCATGTCGATGGGCGAGATGGAATTCGAATATGTGGCGATGCCATATACCGACTCCAACAGCCTGCTCGCATGGTCGGAGGAATACGGATTTTCCGACACCGGCCGTTGGGGTTGGCAACGTCAGCATTTCGGAAGCGTGTTCTCTGCCAAGCGCGGGCAATATTCCGATCTGGTGACATGGGGACTGAGCCGGAACGATCCGGTGATCTCAGTCATGGCATTCGAGGACAAGACCCCGACGCCGATGTACGAGATGTGTGCGGCGTACACCGCCAAGGCGCAGCGCAGCCTGAGTAACGATCCGGCACGCCCGCTGCAAACGCTGCAACTCAACAAGACCCTGCCTGCCAAGCTACATGACAGGTTTAACTTCATTGAGCTTAATTCCCTCGCTTCAAGTGGCTTGGCTATTCAGAAGTGTTGGGACAATAGTGGTATGCCGCAGATCGCTCGTGAGCAGACGACCTACCAGCTAAACCTCTATGGTCAGGGCGACGATGCGTACGAATTGGTAACGACGCTGCACACGTTAGCCAAGCTTCTGCGCAATCAAAGGCACGCCATCACGTCGAAATACCCGAGACACAAGCTGGCGAACGACGGGACTCGCTTCGGCCCCGGCCAAGCAATAGTCACGCCGGGTATCATCAAGGCCGAGCTTATCGCAGAGTATCGGCAGGACGAATGGAATGGGCTTGTTGAGGACACGCGCAACTTCAAAAAGTTCTTATTGGTCGAACGCGATCCCAATAATCCCAACCGGCTAAACGTGCTCTATCCCCCTGATCTGATTAACCAATTACGCATTTTTGCGGTGCTGGCGCAGTTCCGGCTCCAGTACGACAGGGGCATCGATGTCGAGATCATCGGCTACACCGGACTCGCTGGCATTGCTGGCCCCGGTGGCGCTCGTCTTCCGTTCTGATCGTCCCGCCTAAAAGCCCCGTCGTGATGACGGGGCCTTTCCCTAAGATGGAGAATAGCTATGGCAATTCGCTTCGCTGGCGTTGCCTTCATCATGGTTGACGGCAACCAATTAAGGCTCCGGGGTAACTTGACTGTTTCCCCGAGTCCAGTAGAGAGGACAATGATAGCCGGGCAGGACGTTGTACATGGCTATCAGGAACTACCGAGAGTACCTTATATCGAGTGCGATCTAAGTGCTATGCCGGACCTTTCTCTGGAAGACTTGCTCGACCAGACGGATGTCACGGTGGTGGCAGAGCTTGCCAACGGCATCGCTTATGCCTTGTCCGGGGCGGTGATCAAGGGCGGCTTCGAAGAGAACACTCGCGACGGTCAGTTGCGGGTGCGATGGGAAGGTCTGATTTGCGAAGAAATCGGACTAGGAGCAACGATCTAAACTAATGGAGGGCATGCGTGAACAAACCAGTGCGTGAGGGCTTTGTCTCGACTGAGCACTTTGTCGGGACTGACAAGCTCGAAAATGAAGACGAGCAACAGCGGGCGTTGAGCGACGGTGGTGCGTCCCCGGAGCAAGAGCCGGAAGCGCCACCGGAGCCGGAATGGCCATTGACCATTCCGCTGTTGCACAGATCACTTGAAACAAGAAATGGTGCGCTGAAAGTGAAGGTGACGGAATTGACCTTCCGCGAGCCTACCGCGGGCGATCTGATGCGGGCGGGCGGCAATCCCTGCAAGGTCGAGATCGTCGAGATGGGCGGCGGACGCGTGACGTGGCAGCCGCAGATCGACGATGCCAAGATGATGCGGCTGATGGCGCAGTTGTGTGGAGTGCACGAGCCGATCCTGCAAGGGATGGACCCGCGTGACTATGCGTCATGCGCCCACCGGCTGCGAAGATTTTTTCTCCCGGAGCAGGGCATCTGGTAGACGGTGCGCTGCTCGACTCTCTCGATCCCGACGAGATGGTGTTGAACTGCTATCGGCTCGCGGATCGCTACAAGCAAAATCCCGATGTGTTTCTCGACATGCCGTATTTCACGGGCGTGCTGAAGCACATTCATTTCACCATCAAGCTGATCGAGGCGCAGAACAAGGCGCGCGCTCCGCAGGATGATGACTGATGGCAACTGAGCAGGAGGAATTACGACTTACCGTCACGCTTGACGATCAGGCGTCAGCGCAGCTTGGGCGGTTGCAGGCTGCGCTGAATAACATCGGGCAGATGACCGGCCCGGCGGCGACGGGCCTCAATCAATTGGGACAGGCATTGCGCGGTGCTGGCGGTCACGCGCAGTCGCTTCACGGTAGTCTCGGAGGCATGGCAGCCCGCGGTGGTTTCATCGGGGGCTTTTTCTTTGAGATCGGCCGTCAAGCGCATCAGATGGCCGAAGAATTCCTCAAGGCCACGCTCGACATTAAAGCCTACGCCGACTCGATGGTGAGCTTGCAGCAAGCCGCCAGCCGGGCCTCGACCAGCGCCGCGCAATTCCAGCGCAACATGGCCAACATGCGAATGTCGGGGATTTCCGCCGCCGACGCCGCCAAGAACATTCAGGGCTTTGCCGATGCGATTGCTGATCTTCAGCGCGAGCAGAGCAAGGTCAGAGAAAATCTGCTCGGCGGGCTGCGTGGTGCCGAATTCAACGACATGGTGCAGTTCATCCGCCGTATTCAGACGACGGATCGGCAGACCGCAACGGCAGAGGCCAAGAAATTTCAGGACGACATTCGCGCCTACTGGACTCGGCTTGGCCAGCGCGAGCGCGGTGAGGCGGCTGCACGCGACTTCGCGGCAGTGCTCGGGATGCCTGATCTTGATCGCATGCGGATCAGGCTGGAGACCATCACGCCGGAAATTCAGAAGATGTACGAGCGGCGGCAGGACAACGCCGAGCGCTACCAGACCGCAGTCGAAAAGACTGACGATGCATGGGAGCGAGCAGTCCGCAGCGTGCAGGCAACCAGCTTCCGGGTGTTGCCGATCAGAGAAGGTGCCGAGGGCATCGCGGAGTTCTCCGAGAGCATTGCGCATTGGTTCGAAGATTGGGAAGGCTCGATTGCCGACGCCAACGAAGAGCTAAAGAAAATAGAGACTGCGGAAGAAGGCGGTTTCTGGTTTGAAGTGTTTCAGGCGTTGGGCATCATGGGAAAGAAGACTCGCGGCGAGGAAATCCGCGAGGAAGGACAGACGCCGGAAGGGACGATCCCGCTGCCGCGTCCGCGTCCTCCGATCCAGACGTGGCGCATCCCGCCGCCCGGCGCTGAAGGCGTACCGCAGCAATTCATGGGTGGTGGCAATGTCGGAGCAAATGGTCCCGGCAGCACGCTCGATGTCGGCGCGCTCGGCATTCCGTCGATTGGCGATCTGCTCGCGCCGCAGGCAGGCGGCGGCATCCAAGTGCCTGCCGGTGATTACGCTGGCACCGGCTGGCGTGGCTTGCCGATGTCGAGAAACGTCATCGATCTGCGCGGACAGACCGAAGAGACTGAAGCCGCTTTAATTGAAATCAACAGCGATGCGATGGAGGCGCTGGCCGACGAGCTTACTCGGCTCAACGAATTTCTCGCTCCCGAGATGATCGAGATGATGAAGGCGTTGATGGGGGATCAATCGAACTATCACAACGCGCCACAGGGTGGCACCGAAGGCGAAAGCAATCCGTTGCCGCATCCGCCCGGCGTTCAAACACCGGGTGGCGGTGCTGCATCCGAGGCGCGTTCGCCTTCCTCGCGTCCTGACATTGCTGGAAAGGTTGCTGAAGCCCTGAAGTATATTGGCAGGAACGAAATCAGCGACAGGGCGATGCTCAATGACTTTATGAAGACCGGCGGCGCGAATCTAAGCAGCGACAAGAGAGCATGGTGCGCGCGCTTCGTTAATGCCATTCAGACAAGTGCGGGGCTGCCATCGCTAGAATCTAAAGTTGGTGCTGATCGCGCATGGTCCTCGCGCGCATATGAACAGTGGGGCAACAAAGTTGATATTTCCAAAGGGGACACGATTCAGGCTGGCGATGTGATGGTCAAGGCTCGGGAAGGCGGGGGTCACGTCGGCGTGGCAACCGGAAATACTCGCATCGCAAGCGATGGCACCATCGAATACGAGATGCTGTCTGGCAACATCGGTGGCAAAGGCACAATTCCCGGCACCGATCAAGCGGCTCGTGGCGGTGGTGTTGGTCTGACGTGGGAAACAATCGGCGGTGGTGGCAAAGGTGAAAGCACAGCGGGTGCTGGATATGGTGGAGTCATCTCTGTTCGTCGCGGTGTCGCTCCCGGCGATGAATTGACAGGCGGAAATGTGCCGTTACCGCGCGCGCGTCCAGAAGAGGCACCCGGCGCGCCTGTTGCGGCCAGCGACAACATCACAGTTGCCAAGTATGACGCCGCAAGGACTGACCGGGCAAATAGCGCGGCGCAAGATTGGTTGGGTGAGGCTGCTTCTCGTAAGGAGAAGGAGGATCGGCTTTCATTGTTCGATGCTTCGCGCTCACGCATGCCGTCCGGTGGTCCGGGGGCTGAAGCTCTCGACACGCGCGGGCTCGGAATTCCGTCACCGGGGCAAGCGCTCGCTGATCCCACTAATAGGCTCATGTCCGCTGGGCCGGACGTGGCCGGTGCAGGGAGTCAGACGGGCTGGCGCGGTTTGCCGCTGTCGAGCAACGTCCAAGATCAAACCGCGTGGAATTACGATCCGCAGACTGGTTTGCCGCTCGCGCTTTGGCGTAACCCGGAACAACGTCAACTAGGCCCGCTATTCAGTTCTCAGACGGGCGAAATGATCGGGCAGCCGGGCGATCCGATGGCTGCGGTCTATCGGGGACAGAGCGGTGGACCGCCAGCAGATCAGGGTTCGACACTCGATCAACCGGACGGCGCTGCGCTCGACCGTGCCACATCATCGGAAATCAACATCAATCAGACCGGCGGCATGAAGGTTGACGTGAACGCGCCCGCGGGCACGAGCGTCAGCGTGGAAGGCAGCGGCGCATTCAGCAACACCGAAACCAATCGCACGGTGCCGATGGAGCAGACGGCACCGCAGGACTAAACGATGCTATAACGGAGCGATGAAATCTCCCCGGATGCATCGTCATCATATTGTGCCACGTCATGCTGGTGGGGGTGAAGGCAAAACAGTCCTGCTTACCGTTGCGGAGCACGCAGAAGAGCACCGCAAACTGTGGGAGGCGCATGGTCGTTGGCAGGATCATTTTGCATGGAAATCGCTTGCTGGCCTCAGTAAAACAAGACCGTACACGCTTCCTGCCGAGACATACGCGAAGATTGCAGCAAGTAATCGTGGGAAAAAACGGACGCGTAAAACGCGCGCACGAATGAGTGCAAGCCGAAGAAAATCTGGACACGCGACACACAGCGGTCCACTGCCACGTAGATGGCGTAAAAAGATAAGCATTGGTCATCTAAAATTTCATCAAAAACACAAAACTAAGCGACCTTGCGTCGAGTGTGATCAATCGTTTCTGTCGGCACATGCGCGAGCACAATTCTGCTCGGCTAAGTGCAGGCAGCGTCACTGGCGGAGATTTCGTTGCCGGAAGAGCAAGAGTTACGCTTAACCGTAACGCTCGACGATCAGGCGTCGGAGGCGCTTGGCAAGCTGCAAGCAACCTTGCAGCAAATGGGCGGCACTGCTGGCAGTCAATCCAGCACAACGATGAACAACTTCGCCAACGGGCTGCGGAATGCCGGGCAGCACGCGGGCAATCTGCATTCGAGCCTCAACAGCATGGCCGCCCGTGGAGGGTTTATCGGCGGCGTGTTTTTCGAGATCGGCCGCCAAGTCCACCAGATGGCGGAAGAGTTCATCAAGGCGACGCTCGATATCAAGGCGTACGCCGATGCGATGGTCAATCTCGATCAGGCGGCAAGCCGGGCAGCAACCAGCGCGGCGCAGTTCCAGCGCAACATTGCGGTGATGCGTGAGTCCGGCATCAGTGCCGCCGATGCTGCCAAGAACATGCAGGGATTGAGCGACGCCATCGCTGATCTTCAACGCGATCAAAGCAAGGTGCGGGAAAATCTGCTCGCTGGATTGCGTGGCGCTGAATTCGAGGACATGCGCAGCCTGATCGGCCGAGTGATGACCGGGGATCGGCAGGCGGCATATGCCGAGATCAAGAAATTTGCCGACGACATTCGCGCCTACTGGACGGCGCGCGGGCAAGCGGAACGTGGTGCGCTGGCGGCGCGTCAATTCGGTGCCGAATTCGGCATGCCTGACATCGATAAGATGCGGACGGAATTGGAGACCGTCAGCCCTGAGTTGGAGAAGCTTTACAATCAGCGCATGGACAATGCGCGGCGCTATCAGACTGCGGTCGAGAAACAGGGCGACGCATGGGAGCGCTCGATCCGTTCGCTGCAATCGACGGCGCTGCAAGTCTTGCCGCTCGTGGAATCGATGGAGGGCTTTGCCGATACGGTCGAGGGCATCACCAAGATGCTCGAAATGTGGGAAAACCTGATCGGCAACGCCAACGAAGAGAAGCCGCCACCGGGCGGTGGCCAAGAGCCTGACACCGGGCAGCCGCCGACGCCATTCGATGAACGCTTCGGAAAATGGCCGGGCGGTGGGAGCACATGGCGTATCCCGACGCCGGGCACCGAGGGGACGCCGAAGCCCGGAACGTCGTGGTGGGATTGGTTCGGAATCGGGACCGGCGAGAATTTGCCGGAAGAAAGAGAGGGCAAGCTTCGCGATGCCTTGCAAAGAAGGGGCCGCGAGCGATTAGGCGGCGGCGCACAGCAATTCGCTGGCTTTGGTGCCACTGGCGGCGCGGGCGGCGGTGATCGGCAAACCGCCTATCAGACCAACACCGAGCAGATCGAAGCTGCGACCGAGCAGTTCAAGCGGCTCAACGATTTTTTCGAGCTTGCCGATCTGCTCGACATGAAGCCGGGGCAAATCCTGCTCGGGCGCAGCGGTCTTGGTCCGGGCGGCGGCACTGGTACGGGCGGCGATTCTAGCGGCTCGACGAGTTCAAGCAATCCAACCGGCAGCACCGACACGACGGCGACCGGGCCGATCCCTCCCGGACACGAAGGGCCGTTGCCGCCGGTCCCATGGCCCGATCCGAGCAAGGGCAATGTCATTCCGGCTGGCTTTGGCACGGAGCCCGGCACAGCGCCCGGCGGCATCGGTACGCCCGGATCGCCCGCGCCATGGACAGGGACAGTCGCGCCCGGCTCTGCGGGGCCGATGGGTGGGCAGCCAGCGGTGGTCCCACCGGGTTGGGGTCCGGGCGGCAGCGGACAGGCGTGGGGCTCAACGCCGGGCGGCGGCGCTGCGCAATATCCGGCCGGATCGCCGGAAGCGGCTGCGGCTGGTGGCGCGCAGCCGGGTGCGACAACTGGTGGCGGCGGCAGCAGCGGTGGTCTTAGTCGTTCTGCTTACGACAAGATGTTCGCTGGCTCGGTGATGGCGGGGCAATACGACAAGGTCGTTGAAGTAGCCAACAAGAACGGCGTGCCGCCCGCGACAATGGCTGCCATCATTGCATTTGAATCCGCTAAAGGCCGTTCGAATATGATTCGAACGCGAAACAATCCAGCGGGATTGATGGACCCCGCGACCGGAATGCAGAAAGGAAAAACATTCAGTAGTATTGAGGAAGGTATCGAGGCAGCCGGGCGCACAATCGGAAACCGCTACAGGGAAGCTGGCGGCGATATCGACAAAATGGCGAAGAGGTATGCGCCCCCCGGCGCTGCTAATGATCCTAATCGCACAAACACGCAGTGGCCCTCAAGCGTACGTGCGTACACAACACGGCTTTCGGATGGGACGAGTCCACCGCCGCCACCCGCAGCGCCCAATCCGCAAGCAACATCGGGCGGGCCGCAGACGACGCAAAACATTTCCCCGGCTGTGCAGCCGCCGAGTCAAATGCAAACTGCCCCCACTGCCAGCAGCGGGCTCACGACCGATCAAAACGGAAAATCAATCGACGGGTCTACTGCGCGGCAAGCGGAGATACTTGGGGCGCGTGGTGATACTGCCGGGCTGCAAAGACTGTTTGCCTCGCGCGGCTATCGCATGAGTGGGCCAGCATGCGGCATCGTCGCGAGCAAATATGCGCGTGATGCTGGCTACAACCCACCTAGCGGCGGGGCCGTCGCCACGTCATGGCACAACTTCGGGCAATCGATGTCGCCGGAAGACATCAACTCGCCGGGCCGTACGTTCGGCTCGATGTATGCGACCTATTGGCATGGTCGTTATCAGGGCAAGCAAGGCAGAATCCTTCCGGCAGGAGAAACCGGCGGACACGTGATGACCATCGTGCCGGGCACGTATAATCCGAAAGATCAAACGATTGGCATCGTCGATCAGTACGGCTTCAGCAGACGCAACATCAAGGACATGGACCTACGCATCGCCAATCGTGCACCCGGTGCGCCAGCGCGGCCCAATGCGCCCGGCACAACGACGCCCGCGGGACAATATCCGGCGGTGCCGTTCGTCAATCTTCCGGGGCTCGGGCCGAAGCCGATCACGAGCGACATTCTCGCCCCCGCGAATGCGGTTGCGCCCGCATCACAAGACCTTATTCCCGGCACGACCTTGCGGCCGGGTGCGACACGCACCGATCCCGGTGAAGCGCTCGATGCGCGCACTCTCGACTCGTCGCCGGGCCAAAGCGTCAACGTGAAAGGTGACGCGACGGTGAGGGTCAACGTCCGCGACGATCCGAAGTACACGACGAGCAAGGAAACTCTGCACAAGGATACGCCGATCCCACGCAAGTCAGCGATGGAGCCTGCGAAATCCGGGCCAACCGAATCCGCAGACGCGGCGATGGAAGAATGACATGGCACGCGTCGGCAGAATCACGGACATCAGCAATACGCCTTGGCGCGACGATCTGTTGCCTGCGCATTTCGATGGTTTGCTGTTTCATGTCGAGAGCGGAAGCAGGGAAGGCGGCAGACGCATCGTCGTCCACGAATTTCCGAAGCGCGATCTTCCGTACAGCGAGGATATGGGGCGGTCAGCGATCACGTTCACCGTGCGCGGCTACTGCATCACCTATCCGTTCGAAACGAGCGTGACGCTTTACAGCCGTGATTATCGCAAGGCACGCAATCTGTTGCAGCAACGGTTGGACGAAGGCGGTCCCGGCACGTTGCAGCTTCCGACGATGTCTCCGCTGAAGGTGGTCTGCCAGCGCTACCGCATGACCGAGGAAGAGAAGTTCGGCGGCTATGTCGTGTTCGATATGCAGTTCGTCGAGCTTGGAGCGCCGCCGTTCCGTGCGGTCGAGAACACGGAAGAAGCCTTGCGGGCGGAAGCCCAACGGCTGAAGGCGATCATTCAGCAGACGCTTAAAAAGCCCTCGCCGCAGTATCGTCCGCGGCTCGCGCCGCGCAAGGGCACGCTCGGGCCGGGACCGGGAAGCTTTCCGCAGGCGTCGGAGTAATGCATGTTCCGGCAGGATGCTCTCGAATCTGTGCCCATCGTCAATACGGTGCTCAATGCGTTGCTGGCATGGACGGCCACGCGCGGGCGCGAGGGTGCTGATCTGCGCGCGGCTGTGGGCGACGTGAAGGGGCGCGGGCTGATCTACTTGCAGACCGATTCCATCGGGCCGCATCTTGTCGAATGCTTCGATCTGGCGGTAGCGGCTGGCATCACCTTGCCGCAGATGTTGCAAGTACGGACAGTGGCGGCCTCGCAGCACGCGTTCTTGGTGGGCGCGATCATGGTGCGAGATGCGATGATCGAGCTTGCGCTGGCGAGCAGCGGCGAGATCATCGCTGGCATGGTCTTCAAGAGTCGGCAGCTTGTCGATCAGACGCGAGACGCGATCAACCTCGCATTCGAGGCCATCGAGGAAACCGTTGCCGACGACATGGACTCGATGACTTATCGCTCGCTGATCTCGCTGCATGCGGCGATCATCGCGCATATGACCGAGACGGCCCGCCCTCTGCCGCGCATGCTCACATTCCAGTTCGGCTTTGCGCAGCCGACGCTGGTGATGGCGTACAAGCTCTATGCCGATGCTGGCCGGGCCAACGAGCTTCGTGCCGAGAACAAGGTGGTGCACCCGGCGTTCACGCGACCGCGCGGGCGCGCATTGTCAGCGTGAATCATGGCAAACGGCGAAACGCGTAACACTGGGCAATCGGTCGGTAGTGTTGCCGAAGGCACCTATACACAGCAGCAGATTTTTACCCGCTCGCGCACGGAGGTTCGCGGTCTCTCTCCTTCGGCCAAGCAGGAAGAGATCGCGACGCTCGTCGTCAGGGATTTGATTTATGAAGATTGGGAGACGGTGTGGGTCCAAGCGAGTGCCAAAGACCCATGGCAGCAATTCCGCTTCACTGCGGTCGAGGACGACACGAATCTATGGACTTCTGGTGCGCCATTGCTGCGGTTCAAGCCGGGTGACGAAGTCGATATCTATCTTGGCGGCTATCTGGTCCTGCACGGCGTGATCCTGATCCGGCAAGTCTCATACGACGCGAAAAATCACGGCATCGTCTTGCAGGGTGTCACGCTCACTTATTACGCGGCCAACGCCAGCATCATCTCCGAAGATGCGCAATACGAAGGAAGCTTCGAAGAGATCGCCGCGCAAGTGCTCGCGCCGACATGCTCGGGCTACAAGACAATGGGCGAGCTTGATCAGACGCCGTTCAAGCCGCCCGTGCACGCAAATCAAGGCCAAGCTATTTGGGATTTCTTGGAGCCGCTTGCCCGTGATCGCAAGATCATCATGACGAGCACGCCATACGGCGATTTCCTGTTCGTCGGTGAGCATGACGGGGAATATGTCGGTGATCTGGTCGAAGGCGGAAATATCCTGAAGTGCAATGCGATCATTGCCGATCTGAAAGCGCGCTCTGACTTCATCTCCAGCGGGCAATCATCTGGCAGCGATCAAAAGAACGGGGCCGAATCTGCGCACATGAGAGCCAGTATTCCCGGCACTGCCAAATGTTACAATCCGTTGCTGACTCCAATCGAGCATCCGGTCTGGACGCAGCACGAAGTGGAGCTTCGTGCCGCCAATGAAAAAATGTATGCCGAAGGACAGGGCAAGGTCGAGGCCACAGTCGTCGTGCAGGGCTGGTTCAATCCGAAGACGGGCAAGCGATGGGACATCTATGACGTTGTGCGCTTCGAGTCCCCGATGACCGGGATCGATGATCAGGAAATGGTCATCGAAACCGTGACCTACACGCAGGATCGCAACGGCACCTTGACGACGATGAAGATCGTCGCGCCGTGGGGCTTCAATGATCGCCGTCATACCCGTGGCGGCGGGCCGCTCGGGACAGCCACATCGGACAACGGCCCGGCGACGACGCCGCCGACACAAACGCCGCATTCGCAGAGATAAGCCATGGTGCACCGTCAGACGCCATCGATGTCATCGTTCCGCGGCTACGTGGGCGGGGGTGCGCGCGCGTTGATCGAGAAAGTGGACGACAGCGAACTCATGCAAGCCATGAATGGCCAAGGCATGAAGGGCGAAGGCTTCAGCGGCAGCAAAGATGGCGACTATAAAGGCCCGGAAGCGCCGCAGAATTACGGTTTCACCAGCGTCGTTGCCGACGCCAAGAAAGGCAGCGATGGGCAGATCGAGCAATGTGCCGAAGGTTTCATGAGCTTTCTTGGCGGCAGCCGGTCGCTGCCGGTCTGCGGCATGATGGATGATCGCCGCCATCGCTTGAAGAATCTCGGCAAGGATGCGGCCAAGGGTGCGGCTGCGATCTACGGCTTGAAGGAATGGGGCCAGCAATATCTCAACACTGAGAAAGGCCAATACATCACCGGCAATCTGGAAAAGCTCAACCGCATGCAGTTGGTGCAGAACAAGAACGGCAAGAAACAGCAGCAGCAACAGCAAGACGGTGGGCAGCAATCTTCCAATGTGCAGGCGACACGAGCCGTGCAGAGTGATTTGCAGATCGTCGGGCGATCAAACAATGGCAATCCGCTGTTTCGCTCGTCGTCTGGCGTTGAATTCGAGATCGAGGAATTCTTCCATGACATCACCGCGCGCGATACACGGGCGACGGCGACCGCGGCGAGCAGTGGCGGCGGCAATGGCGCGGCCGGTCCTACCGGCAGTGGCCAGCAAGACCCCGAAGGCAAGAGCAAACCAACCGGGCAGAAGACGCTGCACAAAGAGGACACCGAGGTTTACGTCGAGCAGAACGGCTCAGATACGACGAACCGTCATGGCGAGGCGTATGCGACCGTGAAGGGCGGCAGCGACAGCACGACGCATTGGGAGAAGGACAAGAAAAAATCAACACAATGCACCGAAGATCATATTCACATCCGTTTCAAAGAGCATCGCATTTTCAACGACAAGGACG